GCCTGTTAAGGTTCCCGTTGTAGCGTGTGTTGGTGGGGCAAACAGCCATCCAGTGTTACCGCCGCCATCGACGTTACCGTTGCTGGTATACGCCCGCCAACTTGCACCGCCAGACGCAGCTAATTTGCTGATAGTGTCATAGCTGACAGACACCGTGCCGCTTGTCTGCACTAAGTTTGCTGGGTCTTGGGAGCCGTCTACACCTGTGTAGTAATTTAAAGTTAACTGACCACTTACCGTTCCAGACAGGTTGAAATTGGTGAAGTTGTGCTGAACAAGCGGCGATATGCCCGTGTTAAAAAATTCAATATTCGGTTCTTCAAATAAAACCGTATGGGCGACAGTTTTAGTGCTGCTTACCGCGCCCCAATTATTTGTGTACCCCGTCCCGGCATTTGATCCTTGAAATTGAAATGTTGTGCTTGCCCCAGAACCCGCAATAACAACGCTGGAAACGGACGTACCAAACCCTAATATTCCATTAGTCGCCGACGCATTATTTAAATTAAATGTAAGTGCGCCGCCAGTTACAGACGCACCAAAACTAGCAATAGCCGAAGTAGCCGGTGTAATGGTGTACGCTGACGTACCAAGAGAAACTACTCCAAATAAATTGGCTACAGCACTAGCAATGCTGTAGTTCGCTGAGTTAAACGTAACTCCGCCGTTAACAGTTAGTGTTCCTGTTGTTGACAGTGCGCTCCCAAGCGTAAACGGCCCTGCTCCGCTAAACTGCAAATTTGACGCTAGTGCTACGCCGTTTGTCGTAATGGTGGCTGCGCTTGCCGACGTAAACGTCAATGCGCCCGTGTACGTTCTCGTCAGTCTTAATGCTGGCAGCGTCAGACTACCTGCAATGCTCAAGGCGGTTGTACCCGCCAAAGTCATTGTTCCGTCCAGCCCGGAAATGGTCAAATCTCGGCAAGCTGAACCAGTGCTTATCGTGACGGTGAAATTTGCTACGCCAGTGTTACTGCTGCCGTCAAAAATTACGTCATCTGCGGATGTTGGTGCTGTCGCCCCTATAGTCGCAGACGACATGGTACGACTGGTGAGCGTTGACGAGGCACTCATTGTGTAAGTGCCAACTCCACCAGAACCAGTGCCAAACGCGGTGATTGTCCCGATTGCCGTGTTGGTGGTGTGCCAAACGGTTTGTCCAATGGCGATAGTGCCACTGGCGACTGCCGTAACATTCAGCGTTGTACCGGATCGTGACGCAGTAAAAGTTGCCGCAGTAGACGTACTGGCCCAATTGGTTGTGGCTGTAGTCCACGAACCCGTACCTCCGCGCCAGTAGCGGGTTGCCATGCTTTACTCCTGCGCCGGAATTTCCGCTGGCGTGATGGGGGGCGAAATCCAGTCTGACAAGCGTTGCACTTTCATGGCCTCAATCTCATCGTCCGTCAACGTGTGATCGTCCGGCAGGACAATGGCGTCTGTCAGCGTGTTGATGCCATCCGTAATAGTGAAGTCTAGCTTCACGTTACGCGCTCAGTGCGGTGTAGGTGAGAGAGCTACACGAAACCGTATCACCAGCCGCTACAGTCAGACCGTTGGTCATATTGATGTCCGAGCCGGATGCTGCCACTGCACATTGGATAACCACAGTGCCGCCCGATGTTTGCAGCGTAGCAAACGCCACGGCAGAAGCGTTGCCGGCCGCGCTTGTGTCGGTCGTAATGGCATTGGCGGTAGCTGTGCCGGTGCTGGCTGCACCAAACGCCGTTGCACTTAATGGCAGTGTTGCTACCGCCGTGCCGGGTGCGGCAACAGTAGAGGGGCTGATGCGAAAAACCAAACTTCCACTGACGCCAATCAATGCCGTTACAGCGTCCGTTGCTGCGTTACGCGCCGCTGTCGAGTGTGTCACTGCCATTTTGTAGCTCCTTCAATTGATCTTCGTCCAAAAACCCAACCAGGTCGTAGTTCTCGGTTTCGCCGGTTTCCTTGCGAGTGACCTGTACCGTCATGCGAACCTCACCGATTTGTCCGCTAAGTTCAACCATTTACTCCTCCGTCTCAATGCGGGTGATGCGGCCTTTTTCGCGCACCACTCTTTTTGGTTTGTTGATCGACTGAATTGCTTTCTCAACATTCTGCGTGGCTTTCTCGGCGTTCTGCGTGTTGCTGGTCGCCAGCTGCTCCATTGCACCGCCGATTTTATCCACCGCCTCGGCAATGCCAGACACCGCTTGCTGCATCATTTCGCTGGCCATCACCATGCTGTCGTTGGTCGTTCGCTCTGCGCGTAGCTGCTCGATCTGCGTGTCGGTGGCCTCCACCCGGTTTCGCTTTAGCTGGTTCTCCAGGCGCATGGCCTCAATCTCCAGCATCGTTTTTTCGTCCATCCGTGGCATTTGTTGCATGGGTTGCTGCGCCGGCTGCTGTTCACCACCGTCCATTTCGCTGATCTTGGCAAAGGTCTGCATGGTTTGCGCGTTTTTCAGCTCGGCGCTGGCAATGGTCTCTACTGTGTCTGCCCTGGCCTTGGCTGCTTTGGCGCTGGCTTCCTCTGCCGCTGCTTGCAAATACATCGTGTTCGGGTCTTGCGGCTGGCCTTGCATTTCTTGCATCAGTTCCTCGGCCTCGGAATCAGTAGGCTTGACTACGCCCATTCGCAGCAGTTTCTTCCTGAAGTAAGCATTGGTGTCTGATAGGCCCTCGCCCTCCATGTTCATCATTGCCATTGCTGTGATGACCTGCTGAGTTTCTGGGTCTTGGGTAAGCTGGAGCATTCCTGTCAGTGCTCGTACTGTGGCTGCGCGTTTACTGCTACTGGATGGCCCAACTTCTGCCACAACGTCAAAGGTGGCTTCGCTCAAGTCGTTGGCCATCTTCATTGCGCCGGTTTCTTGGTCAATCATTGGCTGCATCAGTTCTACCGTGCCGGCCTCACCAGTCGACGCAATCGTCTTCATCTTGCGCTTGTCTTCGGTATAGATTTCCCGTGCGATCGACAACCAGATTTCGCCGCAGCGCTTCATGCCTTTGGCAAAGTTGCTCATGTAGATGAACGTCTGCATATCTACACGGGTCTGGATCATTTCAACTGCTTTGCCAGACATTCCCGAAACCATCTTGTCAGCACCTTGCGGGTTGCCGAGAATGTCTTGCATATCCTGCTCAGTGATCTGAAGCAGCGCGGCCATTGCCGGGGGAATTGCTGCTGATCGAGTGTAGGCAACCGGGCCACTGATTGTCTGCGCTCCGTCAGCGCCTGTGATCGGGTTGACCAGCAGGTAAGGATAGTCCCGCAGATTGTCCTCTGCCCACATCACTTGATGACCGGCAACTTGCTCTGGCGTCATGATGGGCTTTTCGATGCTTGACAGTGCGCTGATTTCACCCAGCTTGGACAGCTGCATATTCTTCAACCGCTGTGCATCTTTAGCCAAGCGAACCGCACCCATGCAGCGCTCGACGTTATCAACAAACCAGCGCTTGCCGTAGACCACGACGATGGGAATGCACTTGCCGGCAATGTAACCAGCGTCTTCCAGCACCTTACCGCCCGACATAATGTATTTGCGAACGCGCATCCGTTTGACGCGCTTTTGGCGCACCTCACGGCTGCCGATTGCCATCAGGGTTTCTTCCAGGGTCTCGTCGTTCGCAAAATCGGTCTGGCTGTAACGCTCTTCCGTGCCGTCAATAGCCTCAAAGATGCGGATTGTTTCTGACTTTTCCTCGATCTTGTAGTACTCAGCCACAAAGACAATATCAGGCGTTGCCCAATCAAACTCATACTGATGGATGATCTTCGGCCAGTCTGTCGGGTCGTCGTTGTAGATTTCCTTGTAGCTGTCGCGGGTCATGCTGGTGACCACAAAGCAGAATTTGGCGTCGCTTTTGTCCTGGCGCTTGGCGTTCAGGTCAAAGAAAACACTGCTATCGGCATCGTAGATTGGCTCAATGCGGATGCGCTGCCTGTCGTTCTCGTCGTCTTCCTCGTCTTCGTAGACCGTCCGCAACCGCCATGCCCCAATGCCACCGCCCACAGCTTCCTCAAAAGCATTGTCGTAGGCTTCATCAGCCACGGATGCCTGCTCATCGGCGCGGTACAGGCCATCGCAGACTTCGGCCAGCTTGTCATTCTCTGAGCCGTCTTTGCTTACATAGTCGACTGTAATGCGGTTGTTACGGTACTCGTTGACGATCCGAATGACCGCCAACATGATTTTGTTTACTTCGAATTTGGGCTTGTTTTCATACTGGTCATACAGCGGCCCTTCCCACTGAGCGCCACACAAGCTGTAAAAACGCCGGTCTTGCAGGCATTGCAGTCGCTCATCCCGCAGCGCAGTCTGGATGTCGTTGAACTGCCGCAGTGCTTCAGCGTGCAGGTTGGCAAGGCGTTGATCGTCGGAAATTCTGGCCATGTTTATCCTTGGTTGTCCGATTTTCTACCATTTGTGC